AAGTGGGCGCAATCAGAATGCGCTGACTGGTTGGAGAATGGAGTTTCATGTGTTACCTCCACCAAACTCAGCGCCCTCAGCCTGCGCATTCTCAGCATTCTCCGTAGCGCCCAGCTTACCAGTTGCACCCTTACCTTGTGCATTGGCTGGATCCAGCAGCTTACCTTCCGGCTGATCCACATCAAGATTGTTCCAGCCACTGTCAGGATCAGCAGCAATCTTTGCTCGCACTTCTTCATTGGACACAGCGCCAATGGTCACCAGCACCTGAGCTTCCTCAGCATCAGACTTGTGGATCAATGCCCGTTCCTTCTCAGTCATACTCATGAGGGGCAGGAAGTCAAAGGTTATGTCCTCATAGATCTCGCCAAACTTGGACAGCTGAATAACCTGGATGAGCTTCTCCAGATTGGCACGAAACAGCAGCTCCTGCTGATCGGCCACATAGTCATAGAAAATGCGCAAACCTTGCTCATCAGATGGATTCAAGCCGGAAGGTGTGATGCCCAGCAGGATGACCAATGGAGTCTTTGCCACAGCAGCCATGTGCTCCTGCGCCTGGGCCTGCAGCTTGTCCAGCCCTGCCAGACTAGTCTCGTGCTTCTCAAACTTCTCAGTGTTCATGTCCAGCAGCATCAGGCCCTGGTTGTCGCGCAGCGCATTGTAGAGCTGGGCCCGACGTAGGAAATTCTCATAGTTGTCGCCCTGGAGCACACCTTCCATGTTGGTGGCCAGGACACTGGTGGAGAAGTTGCGCAGCAGCCGGCCCACAGAGTCACGAGTGTTCAGCCAATAGTTCACATAAGGTTCAGCCAGCTGGCTTAGGCTCATGCCACTGAAATTGAACACTGGCTTGAGCAGATCAGGCAGCTCGCGTGAGACAAACGTCAACATGCGCATGGTATTGACTTCCTGGCCATAGACCCACCAGGCACTTGGCACATAATAGTCTGAACGCAGCGGCCAGGAGCTGTTGTAGGCAGCTGGGAATGTAGTGATAGGCTCAATGCCCTTGAGCGCACGCAAGCTGTCACGCTTGATGGAGAACTTGTTCAGCAGCAGTGGGTAAGTCAGTTCCTCACCCTCTGTCTGACCCATGTCCATAAAAATCTGGAAGCGACCAAACCAGCCATCCTTGGTAGCAGCCTGCAGGAATAATGAGCGAGCATGGAGTCGCTTGAGCTCTTGCTTGATGACTGTGATCTGGTCGTCACGCTTCTTGCTGCCACCTTCCACCCGGAACTCAATCCACTTGCGGCACATCTCTGCAGCCACCCGCTGCGACATGTCACGATACTCAGCGATCTCAGTCAGTTCAGTAAGGTAGGGGAAGCCAGGGAAGCCCATGCCAGTGAACAGCCCAGCCGCACCATCGTAGACGTTGGCACCACCATGCAGGCCCACATCCTTGGCCATGACTTGCTTCGCAGTCAGGTCTGAGCAGACAACATTCTTGAATGGTGGAACATATGGGGTGCAGGAATACTTGGGCTGTGGTAAGATGCCTGTGTTGCGAGTGCGGTCATGTGCCAACTCCTGCATGCGCTCAACCAACAATGGGCTGATCTCAATGGCCTTCTTGAACTTTTCCTGAGCCTGGGCAGTGTCAGCAACACGCAGCTTGCGCAGCTGGTCGCATTCACGCTCAGCCTGCCAGATGTCATATTTGTGCTTGGCCCAGGATAGAGGACTCAATTTGACTCCCCACAGATTTGGTCGGCAATGCGTGATTTGAACACGCGACCCTCTGCTCCCAAAGCAGATGCGCTACCAGGCTGCGCTAATTGCCGAATGTTGGTCACATCATCCTCGCAGTCGTTTCGTGCGTTCCATGCGATTGACACAGAGCAGCTCACTCATCTTGGCTGTCTCCCCTTATATTCAGCGTGCTCACTATTAAGAAGCCGCGTCACATGTTCATTGCTCAATGGCATACTATTTGGGTTTTTCTGATCATGCCGTTGAGTGTGAATCTGATTTGCGGACATCTTGCTAACGTAGTGCCCAGCACGAGCGCCTGGGGCACCTTCCTTGACTTTAACGACATGCCCCGCACCTGTATATTGATTGACCCCCTCAGGATTGGCGTCGTACGTGACTGACCCACCAAATCTGTTCATCATCTTGCCCCCACAGCAGCCAACAATTCAGAGGCGATCTGCATCGGTTTGCGCCCGCTGGTCACTTCTTCAAGCGCACCGATGAATGCGTCAATGTCATCATCATTCTTGATGTTCGGGAAGTCAGCACAGTGGTCAATGAACTTCGAGACCCAGGGCGAACCCTCGAAGAAGTAAACGAGCCCACTCTCAACGTTGGGAGACACAGCCTCAGCACGTAGCGTCTTGTCAGTCGTGGTCAATGTCTCGAATAACGGTATGTGCGTCGTGCGCTTCAGAGCTTGCACAGTGGCCTTGCCTGACGCACTGCCGCCGCCCTCGATGCAAACCTTGGTGGGGTGCCAATCATCGAAGCGCAGTTCGACAGTTCGGCCCACGTCGGGGAACTGAAGCTTGTCCTGCCAAACGTCGAGTACGTAGTAACGACTGCCTGCGATGCCGAGCGTACAACATGCAGTATAGTCGTTCTGCTTCTTCTCTCCGAGCGCGGTGTCCCAGCGTTGGATGATGCGGCGAATACCGATCTCCTTGAAGTACTCACTGCGCTCGTTGTTCTGCATCTCATGAATCAGGCGAGGCGGCTTCAGGAACTTCCACCACTCGCGCTTGAAGATGCCACCTTCGCGCGCGGTCGGATGCTGTTGGTAGAGCGATGCCCATACGCGCGAACCGACACCTGGATCGTCACTTGTGCCGAGCTTGATCTTCATGAGCAGTTCGAGCGGATAGCGTTCGGGATGCAGCGCTTCGCCTTCATGACGTAGCAGTTCGCCGGTCTCATCGTCGTATTCATCTTTCTCAGCGACAGCGGGGAAGCTGAAGACCTGCCACTGCTCGCCGCCCTTCTTCATGTTCTCTCTGAGCCGCCCAATCAAATCATCCATGTGCCAGCGAGTGGCAATCACAATGATGCCACCACCGGGCATCAAGCGAGTGTACAACGTCGACGTAAACCAATCCCAGCAGGACTGCCGCACTGTTTCAGACCCAGCTTCCTCGGCATCTTTCAATGGATCGTCAACCAGAATCACGCGCGCACCACGCCCCGTAATACCTGCACCACGGCCCGCACTCTTGTACACGCCCTTGTGGTTGACGACCTCAAATACATCGCTGTTGCGCAGATAGCTGCCATCTGCCACTGTCCTGATGTTCTTGCCCCATAACGTCGTGCCTGGAAAGAGTTCATAATACTCATCAGTATCGATGATACGTTGGATGTCGCGATTGATGCTGCTCGCGAGATCACTGCTGTATGACGTGGCGATGATGTCAAGATCAGGATACTTGCCGAGCGCGTAGGCGGGGAAATAGCGTGACGCCTCCTCAGTCTTGCCTGAACGGGGCGGAGCCTCGATGATCAAGCGAGGTGACTTGCCCGCGATGCAGTCAGCAAGGAACTTCTCGATGACACGGCCCAGCTTCTTGTGGAACCAGCCAGCGAGATAGTCCTTCTTGATGTGCTGGATGAACGAGATCAAATGCCGTCGCGCCTTCTCCTGTCGCATCTCGGCGATCATATCAGGAGTGAGCCTCAGAGCGGTGGCCATCATTCACTCGACTTCGTAGCTTCGTCGACCAACGCAAGCAACTGATCGAGCTTGTCGTCCGACAACTGCGTGAAGTTGATGCTCTGCTTCATCTCACCTGTGTTCTTGTTGTTCGCGTCGATCTTGATGGGCGAGTCGAGCCCGAGATACTTCGCACGCCGGTCCATGATCTTGATCAACGCGTTCGCCACTGCCGGGTCATTGCGGTTCGCAAACAACGCGACGGTCATCTTGTCGAGTCGGTCGAGTTCGTGACGCAGCAGTTGATCCTGCTTGAAACTCAGCAGCCGGTTCTCGCGGTCGAGCGCAGTGCGCACGATGCGATGCACGCTAGTATCGCTGATCGGGTGGCCCTTCGCAGTCATCTCGTCGGCGATGGCCTGCTCACTCATGCCCGCGATGCGCAGATCGAGAATCATCTTGTTGCGGCCCACGTTCTTGGCCTGCACCATCTTGTTGTGCTTCTGAATGGCGGCGACAGGATGCTGTTTCATCGCACCACCCCGAACCTTCTGGCCTCGTCATATCGAATCGCGCCGACGTAATCGAACGACGCAGTGAAGCGCGACGTGGCGACCGTGCCACCCATCTTCACGCTGGATGTCCTGCCCACCTTGAGCGCACGACTCAGCCCGCGTCGCATGTCCCAGTTCTTCGAGCGAGCACGATGCTGTATCATCGCCGGATTGCTGGTGACGCTCGTGTACGGCTTGCCCGTGGCGAGATACATCGAGGCAATGAAGTCACTCAGAGCATTACCAATGCCGACTCCTTGAAAGTCGGGCAGACATACGGTGCGATGTTCACGCCAGCGTGATGCGCTTGCATGTGGCCAATGCATGACGGCAGTGAACGCAACTGGACGATCATCATAGAGCGCGCAATAGCAGCGCGCCGAGTCGGCCAAGCTAGTGTCTAGATAATGATGACGCTTGAACATCGCCCAATCCGTCTTATCGCAAAGTACGATTTCGAGTTCGATCTCGGGACGCCGTTGAACCGACCTCCATTGAAAGCGGTTCAGATGCGGCTCAAAGACCCAATCAGGCTGAAGCCAATCGATCACATCGTAGTGAACGCCAACTGCGATCATCTGCCTGCCACTCTGCCGAATGCTCTTGGCCAGAGCAGCGCTGCCGATCTGCGCCACCGTTCGATCCACGACGCTCGTGAACTCGTCGATGACGAAGAAATCCTCGTTCTCTGCCATGGCGCGCGCCAGCGTCACACGAAACTGCTCACCATTGGACAGACATCTGAACGGTCGCAGCCATGACGGCGGCGAACTGAAACCCACCTGAGACAGAAGCCCGGTGATGTCTTTGATGCTCATCTTCGCGGGGAACGCGTCGACGATGGACGTGTCCGCACCCCACTCGAAGCCGTTGATCAGATGATCGCTGAACACGCCGCGCGCCAACGTCGACTTGCCGCAGCCCGATGGGCCTACGATCATGCCGATCTGCCATTCGCGTGAGTCAAGCGGCAAAGACCCCTTCCAATGCAGTTCGCTTTTCTTGGAGGGGGCAAGCTCGAACAATCCTTCGAGTTGCAGCACGCGTGCGCTGCGCTTCACGTTGGTCGAGACTACGAGATCAAACTGCGGCATGTGCGCCCCTCCTCGGTGAGTTGGAGAAGCAGTGCAGCCTGCTCATCTTCATCTGCGCACGTCACGAGAATTTCGTATCGACCGGCAAGCTCTCCGCTCTGATCCTTCGAGCTCGTGCCTGCCGCGACAATCGCAGAATCATCCTTCGCGAGCAGTGCAGCAAGCGCCGAACTATCGCGCCCGATGTCGCGCATCAATGCGTCGAGAATGTTCTGATCGATCGTCGCGAGCGCACTGAGCGGATCGAACGTGGCGAGCGCGATGCGTTCTTCTTCCGCGCTCAGTTCGACATACGACACCGGCACGCTGCGTTCCTTCTTCGTGAGCGCACGCTCCACGCGTAGATGTCCGTCGACCATGTGACCCGTCGTTCTGTTCACGATGACGCGCTGGATCCAGCCGATCTCATCGAGCGCGGCATCAAGCGCGACCTGCTGCGCATGCGGATGCTTTCTGAAATTGGATGGGTTGGGTATGAGCTTTCTGGGGTCGACATCAGCCTCGCCGACGATGCGCGAAGCCCAACGCTGCGGCTGGTTCGCTTCAGACTTAGGCCCGGCGACCCTCGAACGCACTTTCGTCACGCTGCTGGATACGCGCGTGGTTGCATCCTGAGGCACCTGCGGGCCGCGGAGCGCTGCTGGACGTGAGGACGATGCGGCAGGCTCGCTGCGGCGTGTCCTGGCGGGTGCGGTGTGAACGGGGGTGGCCATAACAGAAAGTATCGCTCGTATGGAAGGGCAAATCCACACCGATTTGCGATGGGTGGGTCGGGTAAATTCGCGTAACACGCGGGGGCGCTAGTGCCGCTAGGCGAGACGGCGCACAAAAACCTGCGCGTGTTACGCGTTCAAAAATATCTATTTTTGCATAACATTTTTAAGCTATTGAAATTACAATTTTTAACTCTCTTTTGTTACTCTGTTACTCTGTTACTTAAAATAAGAGAGAGAGAGAGAAGAAAAGTAGTGGGAGGGTACTATTCCCTGTATATAGGGAGTTGAAAATGCTGCGTAACACGTAACAGCGTAATTTTCCCTTTGTTTGCAGCACTTAACTGTTACTCAGTTTCGCGCTTCAGATTTCAGCCTCGTCCGCTTATAAAATCGAGGCCAAAATACTAAATACTTATCGCGAAATATAAGCCACAAAATAATACTTGCATTCTGCTTCTTGTAGTAGAATGACACCTTCAGGAGGATAGTGTGATCAAACCATCGGATATTGATATTCATGCAGATTGTATTTTGGCTCTCGGCGGGGTCGGCAAGACTGTTCGGCAGTGGGCCGCATGGCGCGGCATCAAGACCGAGTCATTGCTGCGTGAGTTGCGTTACGGAGTGCACCTAATTGATGCCCTCGACATGATGCGCCAAGGCAGGCCCACCAAGCCGGGGACATTGCGTCATCGCATCCGCAATATCGAAGCGCGCTGTGCGCAGTTGTGGAATGCCCCCTGCTTCACACCGCCCCGACTCATTTACTTCGACGCCCCGCCCAGTCAAGTTCTGCGTGATCGCGTACATCGGCTCATGCAGGATGTGCGCTCGCTCGACATACAAGGTGATCAGCGCTGGGAGTTCTTCTTCTGGCTGCCGCGTGGTCATCAGTTATCCGACAAGATCGCGTTCTGCGAGGAACGCATGGATGTCATCGAGCAGTGCATCAGTCGCGCCGAGTAGGTGCCGACATGGGTGCGATATTCACAGGTGCGAAAGCACTGCACGCAGCCATGCTGTCGGATCTCTCCCGCAGCGGCCTGGACAAGGACGACGCCGACAAGCTGCAATGCAAGTCGATCCTGGGCTCCAAGCTGAATGGCATGCTCCCCGGCACGACATTATCCGGCTACGTCATCCCCTACTTCGACATCGACGGGAAGAAGAGCAACTTCTTCCGCTATCGTTTCCTTGATCAGCCGCTCGACTTCAAGGCGCTCGCAGGCAAGTCACGCCGCTACACGCAGCCGCGCGGGTCATCGCCGCAGATCTATTTCCCTCCGCTCGCGCCATGGCATGACATCGCCACGGTGCTCACCATCGACATTCTCGTAACCGAGGGCGAGAAGAAGGCCGCGAGCGCATGCAAGTTCGGTTTCCCCACATTGGGTCTGGGCGGCGTCTGGAACTTCCGCAGTGCGAAAGAGAAACAGACGCTCATCCCGCAGTTCAGCGAGATCACCTGGGTTGATCGCAAGGTCATCATCGCCTATGACAGCGACACGATCCGCAAGCCGAGCGTCATGCAGGCCGAGAACGCGCTCGCTGCCGAGCTGATCAAGCTGGGTGCGAAGGTGTTCATCCTGCGCTTGCCTGAGAAGGATGGCGGCAAGGTCGGTCTCGATGATTATCTCGTCGCGCATGGCGCTGACGGTCTCAACTCACTGATGGGCACATCGGCATTGATCGAATGGGAGCGCAGTGCAAAGTTGCACGCACTTAGCGGAGAGGTGGTCTACATCATGGACCCCGCCACGATCCTGCGGCTCGACAACTTGCAACGCATGAGCAGAAACACATTCCTGGACGCGTATGCGCCGCGTGATTACACGGAGATCGTGCAGACCGTGACGCCGACGGGAGCCATCAAGAACGTAGCAGTGCTTCGCCATCCCGCGAAAGAGTGGATAGCATGGCAGCACCGGCCCACGCTTGAGCGCATCAGTTATTGCCCAGGTGAGGACAGCATTCATCGCGCGCTCGATGGCAAGTTCGAGTTGAACAGTTGGTCCGGCTGGGCAGTCGAGCCAAAAGCTGGCAACGTCAAGCCATGGTTGGATCTGCTAGCGTTCATCACATCGCGCGAGCCGCAGTTCATGAACTGGTGCATGCAGTGGTTCGCATGCCCCATCCAGCAACCCGGCATCAAGATGTTCACCGCATTCGTCGTGTGGTCACAAGGCCAGGGTATCGGCAAGTCGCTGCTAGGCGAAACAATGGAGGGCATCTATGGCAAGAACTATGGCGTGATCGACAACGACGATCTTGATTCCCGCTTCAACTCATGGGCCGTGCGCAAGCAATTCCTGGTCGGCAATGAAATGACGGGCAAGGACAGCAAGCAGCTTGCCGCGAAGATCAACGACATGATCACGCGCAAGGATATGAAGATCGAGAACAAGGGCATGGACCCGTACTACATCAAGGATTGCATCAACTATTACGTCAACAGCAACAGTGCCCGCCCCATCTACGCGCAGGACGGCGCGCGTCGATTCATGGTGCTTCAGGCCCCACCCACTGCCCGCGAGGATGCCTTCTATGCGCAATATGCGAACTGGCTATACGTGGATGAGGTGGCCAAAGTCTTCCGACCCGAAAGCATGGCCGCGCTCATGCATCATCTTCTCAATGTCGAGCTGCATGGGTTCAACCCCACTGCGAAAGCGCCGACGACCATTGCCATGAACGAGATGATTGAGAACAGCAGATCGCCGTTAGAAATGGTCGTGAACAACCTGAGGGACGATCCAGGTTCTGAACTTGACGGCTACACCAACAAGGATCGCTGTTTGTTCACGCTCAGCGAGTTGGGTGACATGCTGCGTGAGAAGCACCCCGAGATGCGTTTTCTTACCAACCCCAGTCTAAGTGCGGCACTCTCCGAGGCTGGGTTCACCAAGCTACATAACGGCGAACCCATCCGCTGTGGTGAGCGTGTAATGAAGTTGTACGCGATCCGAGATCGCAAGAAGTGGGAAAGTGCGCCGCTCGTCGAAGTCGGCAGGCGCTATGTCAGGGAGAAGGAGATGGTCGTGAACTTCGACTACAAGGGAGGCATGAGATGAAAGCCATGACGTTCGATTTCTGGATTGCCGCTGGCTTCCGCGTTCGTCGTGGCGAGCGCGCCACCGGGCGCAACGACAAGGGCGAGGCCACGTTCACCCGCGATCAGGTGGACGAGGGCAGCGAGCGGCAGTACTTCAACATGCTGAACATCACCGACGACGAGCGCGAATCGATGGGTCTGAAGCCGAGGGGGAAATGATGCGTGCCATCGAGATCACCCATGCCGATGACCATCGCGTTCTGGTCCGCGTGCAGCATCGCAAGTTCTTCGTCGATTGGATCGAGGACTACGAGGGCGAACTCACGATCTTCGCAGGCGTCTACTGCTGGCGACTGCGCATCAGCAAGCGGGAGGTACGCTCCATGGTCATGAACAGGTTTCTGGACGACGCAGTGAGAAAGGAGAACTGACATGCATATGCTCAATGTCATTGAAGCCGAGAATGAGGCCAAGCGGTTCCTGCTCCGCTGCGAGGAGTGGAAAGCTCGGGTCAAGACCGAACAGTCCATGTACATGACGCAGACCGCCGAGGGTGGTGCATTGACCCGCGCATCGCTCGACCTGTCGCGTTCGCTCGCGAAGCTGAGGAAGCCGTGAGAGCAGCCGTCATCGAAGCCGCGCACGCGTGGTGGCTCAGCAAGCGCCCGCCCGGCCAACCCGAGTCGCAGCACCGGCAGCATCCCTGGCTCAATACCTTCGGCCCGCAGGAGACCATGCTTGCAGTGGCCTGCGCGGACGGTCCTGATGACTGCATCATCGCCGCAGCGCTCGCATGGTACTACAGCGATCATCGGCCCACGACAGTAGAAGGCAAGCATCTCGACGCGGTGCTCAAGCAGTACGTTTCAACCAAGTCATCCGACATCGAACAGGGGGATACCGTCATGCAGATCATGTGCAGCCACAAACCGAATGATTGCCACGGCATCATGCAGTACACACCCAGCGAGGAAATGGGCAGTGGTCTTGCGCCCGTAGAGTTGCATCATCTCATCTGTCCTGAGTGCAAACACGAGGTCACGGTAGCGGACTTCGGCAGAATGGATGGGTTAGGCAAGAAGAAAGGCAAGCGTCATTCAACCGTGCGCATCAATGCGCCATCTCAGGAGAGCGAAATGAATCTTTGGGTTGTCAGTCTTCCCGGCAAGTGCAAGCGATTCGTGGCGAGTCAGGCCGATGGTCGCGAAATGCGGGATTTGTTCATGCAGGAATACTCAGTCAAGAAGAAGGACGTGGCGCTCGACCCCATTCAAGTTCCGACATCGAAGCCCGAACTGCTACAGTTCTTGAACGAGGCTTATGCTGAGATCGACGCCGCCGGGGTGCAGTCATGATGGACCAGTGCATGCTCGACCTCGAAACGATGGGCACCAACCCATCAGCCGCAATCATCGCCATCGGCGCGATTGTGTTCGATCTTGAGACCGGCCAGCTTGGCAGGACGTTCCTGCAAGCCGTCGATCTCGGCAACTCCATGCTCAATGGCGGCATTGTTGATGCCGATACCGTTGAGTGGTGGATGAAGCAAAGTGATGATGCCAAGCGAGTGTTCTTCGACGAGGAGCGGCGCGGCATCTACGATTCGTTAATGTCATTCTTCAGCTTCCTCACGATCAGCACCACCTGCAAGGATGGTGATGTGAAGAT